AAGAGTTGGAAAAAAACATTTTTCATATGATGAAGATGGATACATGAAAGCACAGGCTGAAGCAGATAGAACAGGGCAACCTATGGTTACAGGTTACGCTATGGGCGGAACTGCAGCAGATTTTGTTTCTGATAAAGAAAGAAGAAAACTAGCTGATGATTATATAGCTAACTCTTCAGCTGTTAACCCAGATTTTGCTTATGATCGTGCAAGTTATGAGCTAGATCAAGGTGAAGGAACAAACAGAATGAAAAAAGCAAGGAAAAAAGCAAGGAAGATGAGCAAAGGCGGAGATGTTTTTGGTAAAGAGACCGTTGTTTCTGTTCCTAAAGGTGATGGTGCTGGTACTATGAAAGGTATGGGAGCTGCTACTAGAGGCGGTAAATTTTCTGGAACATTCTAAATATGGTAAAAATTAAGTTTATACCTGATTTTGAATTAGATGAAGACAGTGAAGAAATAGTCTTTGATGTAGAAGATGAGTTTGATAATCTTCAACCTCTTAGTTTAGAAGAAGCTCTTTCAAGAACTTTATGTTTTACTAATCCAAAAAAAGATTGTAAATGTAAAGCATCGCTACAATGTGAAGCGTATAAAAAATATCGTAGATCTTCACTATCTGCGTTAATGGTTATTTTAACAGCTGATCCAAAAATGACTATTACGCCAGTTATTGATAAAAAGGATTTAAACTGATGGCTGATGACATTTTACCTTTTGGCCCTGGAGGACCGGAACAAGAAGAAATAATTGTAGAAGGTAATCCACTTGATGAATTAAAAGTAGATCCAGCAATTTTAGACTTAGTTCAAAATGCAGAAGGTATTGAACTTGAGGATGGCTCCATTGAATTTACAATGGAAGAAGGTCTAATAGAAAAAGAACAAATACCTTTTGATGCAAATATTGCAGAATATGTAGATGATAGTATTTTACATGAACTATCAAATGACACTCTTTCATATATTGAAGAAGACAAAAGCTCAAGAAGTGAATGGGAAGATGCTTATCGTAGAGGCCTAGAACTATTAGGTATTAACAACGATGAAAGGTCAGAACCTTTCCAAGGAGCATCAGGTGTTACTCACCCTATGCTTGCTGAAAGTGCAACCAAGTTTCAGGCAATGGCTTACAAAGAATTGTTACCAGCAGGTGGTCCAGTTCGTACAATGATACTTGGTACAAAAAATGCTGAAACAGAAGCACAAGCAGAAAGAGTAAAAGAATTTATGAATTATCAGATAACCTGTGAAATGGAAGAGTATGATCCAGAAACAGATCAACTACTGTTTTATTTACCTTTATCAGGTTCTGCATTTAAAAAAGTTTATTACGATCCGTCTATGAATAGACCTTGTGCAAGATTTGTACATGCCGAAAAATTGATTGTCCCCTACAACACTACTGATTTAATATCAGCTCAAAGAATTGCTCAGCAATTTACTATAGCTGGTAACGAATTAAGAAAATTACAGTTATCAGGTTTTTATCGTGATGTTGATGTTAAAGGTGGTTTTGTTTCACAAAGTGATGTTGAACAAGAAATAGATAAATTATCAGGTATAGAAGAAGTTAATTATGATGATGATGTTTTTGAGTTATACGAAGTCCATACTTTTTTAGACATTGAGGGTTTTGAAGATGTCGATGAAAACAATGAGCCAACAGGAATAAAACTTCCTTACATTGTAACTCTTGATGCCGTTAACGGTAATGTTCTATCTATTAGAAGAAATTATTACGAGGGCGATCCGTTAAAAAAACCTATTCAATACTTTGTTCATTATAAATTTTTACCAGGTTTAGGTTTTTATGGGTTTGGCTTACCACATATTATTGGTGGTATGGCAACATCTGCTACATCTATCCTACGTCAATTAATAGATGCTGGTACATTAGCAAACTTACCAGCCGGGTTTAAAGCTAGAGGTATTCGTATAAGAGATGACGATGTTCCTTTACAACCGGGTGAATTTAGAGATGTGGATGCACCAGGTGGTTCACTGCAAAACTCTTTAATTCCTTTGCCTTTTAAAGAACCTTCTCAAACATTATTTGGTTTATTAAAAACTTTAGAAGAAAATGGTAGAGGATTTGCTGCTATTGCTGATTTTCCATACAAAGAAGTAGATAAAAATGCTCCTGTTGGTACTACAATTGCTAATTTAGAGCAAGGAACAAGAGTAATGTCAGCTATTCACAAGCGGTTACATTATGCTCAAAAAACCGAATTTAAGCTGTTAGCACGTCTATTTAGCGAGTATTTACCACCAAATTACCCTTATATGACAGCAAATGGTGATCAATCAGTAAAACAAGCAGATTTTGATGAAAGAGTAGATATTATACCTGTAAGTGATCCAAATATTTTTTCTATGGCTCAACGTATCGCTTTAGCTCAAACAGAATTACAATTAGTACAATCTAATCCTTCTATTCATGGTCCTAATGGTTTATACGAATCATACAGAAGAATGTATTCTTCCTTAGGTCTACAAAATATTGACGAAATACTACCTAGACCTACTAAACCTCAACCATTAGATCCAGCAAAAGAAAATGCAATTGGGATGAAGGGTGGAAGACTTAATGCTTTTCCACAACAAGATCACGATGCTCATATTAAATCACACATGGCCTTAATGGGTACACCAGCTTTAAATGCAAATTTAGATTTAGTTGCTAATATTCAATCTCATATTTATGATCACATGTCATTTAAAGCAAAAGATATGGTTATGCAAAAGATGCAACCAGAAATACAAGCTTTACAACAGCAATATCAAGGTCAAATTCCACCAGAAGTTCAAGAACAATTGCAAGCTAAAATTGAGGAATATACTGCTCAAGAAATTGCTGGTTTAAGTGAACTATTTACTCAATCTATAGAACCTTTAGAAGGACCAGATCCTTTAGTAGCTCTTCGTCAGCAAGAAATAAACTTAAAAGAAGCTGATATGGAAAGAAAAAATCAAGAGTTTCAGCAAAGACTTCAGCATGATATTATATCTGACGAAGCAAATGCTCAAGTTGCTATGGACAGAGTTGATGTCCAGGAAAAAGCAATTGAAGAAAGAACACGAGTTGCTGAAGAAAGGATTGATGCTCAAAGAGAAAAGATGTATTTAGATAAAAATAAAAGATAATACATTCGATTCGTGGCTGTTTAAAATTTTACAATAAATACTGGAGAGGCTGGAGATGAAACAATTATGTTGTCATACATTCGTACGCATGCACCATCTTTTGTGGTGGCTTTTATTTTTTTAGCAGCTTCTCTTTCTTTATGGGCTGAGGACTCGAATATAACGAATACAACTACGACTACATCGACTGTTACTAGTAATAATACCAATACCAATACTAACTATAATCAAAATACTAATGTTTCAAATAACACCAATACTAATAATACGACAATTAATTCAACAACTAATTCGACTGCAACAAATACCAACAACAATACTTCTGTTGTAACAAGTACCGTTAATCAAACACAAAATGTTAACAACACTTCATTAATAACTAACAACTCTACAAATCAAAATAACAATACTAACGTTAACACTTCAACAACTTCTAACACGAATAATAACAACAATGTTTCGACATCAAGTTCTGACGTTACAACAAATAATCAAAATTTTAATACCAACAACAACACTTCACAAAATGTGAATACAAATAACTCGACAAGTAATAGTTCACAAAAGGTAACACCAACAACACTTCACAAAATGTGAATACAAATAACTCGACAAGTAATAGTTCACAAAAGGTAACACAAAGAGTTAAATCGCCTCCCCCAAGTGCCGTGGCTCCTTCCATAATGTCGTATAGTCAGGACCTATGCACCACAGGAGCTAGTTCAGCGGTCCAAACTCAGTTCTTTGGTATATCATCTGGTAGAAGTGTACGAGACGATAACTGCGAAAGATTAAAATTATCGAAAGGTTTGTATGATATGGGAATGAAGGTAGCAGCTGTTGCTTTACTTTGTGAGGATCCTCGAGTGTGGAGATCGATGATGCAAGCCGGCAGTCCCTGCCCCTATAAAGGTAAGATAGGTGAAGAGGCTCGTATAGCATGGGAGCAAAATCCAGA